GCTGGATGGTCGGCAACACGGTCGCCGCGACGGACGCAAACGGAAACCTCAAGCCGGACAAGAAGCGCTCGCGGGAAAAAATCGACGGGGTATCGGCGGCCGTGACGGGGTTGAGCCGGGCCCTGCTCGACGTCGCACCGAGCTCGATTTACGACGTGCGCGGGCCGCTGGTCGTCGCGTTCTGATCTTTGGTCACGGATACATGACCAGACTCAACGTCGCGGCGCAGCTTCCGGCGAGCCGCTGTTCGAATTCCGGTTCAGGAATCGCCGCGAGTTTTTGCCACAGTGAGGAATCGTTCGGCGTGACCCCAAGCGACTCCAACGTCGACACGGAAGCAAAATCACTGGTCAGTGATTTTGCTTTTTTCGGCATCCTGTCGCCGCCGCGTGTCTCGCGGGCGCCCGACGCGGCGAGGTCGCGCCGTCGCGATCCTGCCCGCGCTCGCGGGCGAGCCGTGACGTTAACATTGTCAACGTCAGCGTGCTTGCCGTGCGGGCGTTGCCACCCGACCGGGGCCAATCAGTACGTGGGTGGAACCGTTCATAATATGAACGATTCCACGCCGTGTCGATGGCGTCGAGCACGTTCGGGCCGTTCCGTCCCTCGCCCGTTGTCACGTATCCATGACAACGCCTCGCCATCGCTAAAGTGTCATCTTTTGTTATCACATTGGCGATTTCGATAGCCACGGGCTATCAGCGATGCTAGCGTGACGGACGTTCATGGCGTCGGAAGTCGAGGTCAGGCACGTACCCTCCGGGCTGCGCGCCGAGAGCAGCGGCGCGCAGTCGCCCCGCCTTGCCGGCCTCGCCATCGCGACCGGCGTGCCGAGCGAAGACCTAGGCGGGTTCCGTGAAGTCATCGCGCCGGCCGCCGTGCGGGCCGCGCTCGCCGCGACCCCCGACCTTGTCGCCCTCCGCGATCACGACCGCGCCCGCGTGCTCGGCCGCGTGTCGGCGAAGACGCTGCGCGTGCACCTGGCCGACGACGGCCTCCGCTTCGAAATCGACCCGCCCGAGCACGCCCGCGACTTGGTCGAGTCGGTCGCGCGCGGCGACGTGACCGGCGCGTCGTTTTCCTTCACCGACGCCGTCGACGCGTGGGATTTGCGCTCGACCCCGCCCGTGCGCACCATCACGAGCTTCCGCCTTCGGGAAATCAGCGCGGGCGTGCTGTTCCCGGCGTACCCGTCGGCCTACACCGCCGCCCTTCGTTCCCTCGACACCGCCCGCGCGCAGGAGACACCGCCCATGCCAGCACCCGCCGTCGTCATCACCGACCCCACGCCAGACCCGACCCCGCCGGTGCCCCCGATCCCCCGCACCGTGCCTGACGACGACGTCGAGGTGCGCGTGCTCGGGCGGGGCGATTCCTTCCGCTCGTGGGTCGCGGAGCGGACGAAGTACCCGGCCGACTACGGCCGGGTGCGCCTGGGCGACGTCCTACGGGCGATGATTACGGGCCCGCGAAACGACGTCGAGCGGCGCGTGCTCTCGGAAGGCACGGACAGCGCGGGCGGCTTCACCGTGCCCGATATCCTGCTGTCGCGGTGGATTGACCGGCTGCGCAACGCGCTCGTCATCGCGCGGGCCGGCGCCGTCACGGTGCCGCTCACGAGCGACGTCACGAAGATTGCGCGCCTGCTCTCCGATCCGGTCGCGCAGTGGCGTGCGGAAAACGCGGCCGTGGCCGAGAGCGACCCCGCGTTCGAGGCCGTGACGTTCACACCGCGCTCGCTCGACGTGTTCACGAAGGTCAGCCGCGAGCTTGTCGAGGACAGCGTCAACGCGGCCGAGATGATCGAAGCCTCACTCGTGCGGTCGTTCGCCGTCGAGGTCGACCGCGTGTGCCTGTATGGGGTTGGCGCCGTGCAGACGCAGCCGGTCGGGCTGCGCGTGCTCACCGGGGTCAATGAAATCTCGCAAGGCGCGGCCGGCGCCGCGCTCGCGGACTACGATCCCATCATCGACCTACTGGCGATGCTGTGGGCCGACAACGTGACCGACGTGAACACGGCCATCATGGCGCCGCGCACGCTGGCGACGATTTCGAAGTTCAAGGAATCGACGACGGATGCGCCGCTCGCCCGGCCGCCCATGCTCGCCGATTGGCGGTTCCTCTCGACGGCAAACGTCCCGGTGAACGAGACGCAAGGCGCGGCGACCGACGCGACGAGCCTGTTTCTCGGCGACTGGTCGCAAATGATGCTCGGGTTCCGCACGGAAATGCAGGTCGAGGTCGCCCGCGAGCTCTTTCGCGGTAACTACCAGTTCGCGTACTTCGGGCACCTGCGGATGGATATGCAGGTCGCGCACGCGGCCAGTTTCGGGCGGCTTATCGGGATCATCCCCGGGTAGGGCCGATGCTCGCCGAGCTTCGGCGCTGGTTCGGCCTCGAGCGCCGCGCCGTCTCCTACGCTGATCCGGCCCTCCGGTATCTCGCCGGCCCGGGCCCGAGCGTCACCGGCGAGCCGGTCGGCGTCGAGCGCGCGGTCAGCCTCTCGGCCGTGTGGGCGTGCTGCTCGCTGATCGCCGGGACCATCGCCAGCATGCCGCTGATTCTGTACCGCCGCATCGGCGACGACCGCGAGCGCTACACCGAGCACCCGCTGTTTGACGTCCTGCGCTTGCGCCCGAACCCGGTTCAATCGGTCGTCGCGTTTTGGGAAGCGATGGTCACGGCCTTGCTCTTGCGCGGCGACGCTTACAGTTTGATAACCCGCGACGACGACGGCCGCGTGCGGGCCCTCTGGTACGTCAACCCCGACCGCGTGATGGTCGAGGTGCAACGCAACGGCCGCCTACGCTACAAGGTCTCGGCCGGGGCCTCGACCGAGACGGTGCGCGCCGAAGACATGCTTCACGTGGTCGGGCCGCTGTCCGACGACGGCTACACCGGCCGCTCGGTCATCACCACGTTTCGCGACACGCTCGGCCTGGGCCTCGCGCTCGAACGCTATGGCGGCGAATTTTTCGCGAACGCCGCGACCCCGCGCGGCACGCTCACGACGACCGCCCGCCTCTCGCCGGTCGCGCGGCAGCACATCGAAGACGCTCTCCGGGAAAAGCAGGTGTCGCCGGGCCGGCGCCACACGACGTTGATTCTCGAAGAGGGGTTGAAGTTCGAACCGATCGCCCTAAGCCACGAAGACTCGCAATTCATCGAATCGCGCCGGTTCACCGTCGAAGAAATTGCACGGATTTTCTCAGTTCCGCCTCACATGATCGGCGCGTCGACCACGGGCACGTCGATGACCTATTCCAACGTGGAAATGGATTCCCTGCGGCTGCTGAAACACACCATCGGCCCGTGGCTCGCCCGGATTGAATCGGCCGTCAACTTCGCCTGTATCCCGCCGCTCGAACGGCGACAAGCCTACGCCGAGTTCCTCGCCGACTCGCTCTTGAGCACGACGACGGCCGAGCGGTACGCGGCGTATGAGGTCGGCTTGCGCGCCGGCTTCATCACGATTCCCGAAGTCAGGCGAAAAGAAAACCTGCCGGCCCTCACGACCCCGGTGCCGTCGCTCGAATGAGTGCCCGCGCGTGCCGTGGGTGCGGCGCGCCGATTGAGACCGACGCCGACGCGCTCGACGCGCACCGCCTGATCCCGGCCGGCAACGGCGGGCGTGCTCCGAGCGGCCAGCGCCCGGCGAGCCTCCGCTACTGCCTGGCGTGTCGCGAGGCCTTCTGCACGACGTGCCAGCGGCGCGGCGGGACGCATCGGGACGACTGCCCGCGTGGCCGGCCGCCGCGCGAACGTCCGGTGTTCGGCATCGTGTCGGCCGAAGACGTCGCGGCCCTGTACGTCGAGCACTACGCCGCGCTCGTGCGGGTCGCGGCGCGCTACTACGCGCCGATCGGGGCCAAGGATTGCGTGCAGGACGTGACCGAATGGCTGCTCGCCCACCGCGCGTATCTTGACCGGCCGTTGACGGCGGCCCTGTTTTTCGCGGCCGTGCGCAATCGGGCGTTGCGTGAGTGGCACTACGGGCGGGTGATGTTCGAACAACCGCTCGACCCCGATGACCTGCTCGCCGTCGAGGAACGGCTTGATGCCGAGCGGTGGGGGCACCCGCGCGTCGCTGCCGTGCGGCTGCCCGACGCCGACGCGGTTACGTGAGCGCCGCCGCGAGGGTGAACGGAAATTGGCCCGACCATGACGATGTCGACGCCCTCGGTGGACGCGATCTGGTCGATCTCGGCGAGCGCCGGGAGATCCTCGACCATGACCGCCAGCGTGATCTCGCGGTTGGACTGCGCCATGTGGTCCTTCATCGAGATCTTGCCGTAGTCGGACGCCCGCGAGGCGCCGGCCATGCCGCGGTCGCCCAGCGGCGCGTAGCGCACGGCCTTGACGGCCTCGCGGGCCGCGCGCGCGTCGTTGATGTGCGGCACCTGGATGCCCTGCACGCCCATGTCGAGCAGGCGCAGGATGAACGCGGGGTCGCA